TACCGGAGATATTAAAGATGACCGTAAACATATGTCGATGCTTGAAGACTTCTTCCTACCGCGTAGAGAAGGTGGTCGTGGTACAGAAATTTCGACCCTCCCAGGAGGAGAAAATCTCGGACAAATTGACGACATCATATACTTCCAAAAGAAACTATACAAATCGCTCAACGTTCCTGCTAATCGTTTAGAACAAGAGTCTGGTTTTAACTTAGGTAGATCCACAGAGATCTCTAGAGATGAAGTTAAATTTAAGAAATTCTTAGATAGATTAAGAAAAAGATTTAGTGATCTATTTTTACAACTACTCAGAACGCAATGTTTATTAAAGGGTATTGTAACTAAAGAAGATTGGGCTAAGTTTAAAGAAGATATTGCGTTTGATTTTATTGAAGATAATTATTTTAGTGAATTAAAAGAAGCTGAAATTTTAAGAGAAAGATTTGAAATGCTATCACAAATGGACGAATACGTTGGAAAGTATGTTTCTAATGAATGGATCCGTAAAACAGTTTTAAGACAGTCTGATGATGAAATCATCGCGATTAAAAAGCAAATAGATGCTGAAAGAGCTTCTGGCGAAATCGAAGATGAAGATGACGATCTTGAAGATTAAATTATTATAAATATATACAAAGGAAATAAAATAATGAGTATTATAGATTTGATTGATAATGTAAAAGGCGGAGACAACGTTCAAGCTGCTAAGGAATTTAATAGCGTTATGGCTGACAAGTTGACTGCTGCAATGGATGCTAAAAAGATTGAAGTAGCATCAACATTACAAGACAGACAAAGCTCCAAAGCGGAGCAATAGGAAATAAGTAAATGAAACTTATAGCAGAATATAACGACAGTAACTTAGAGGTTATTGAAGAAAAAGTTAATGGCAAAAAGACTCTCGTAATTGAGGGTGTGTTTATGCAGGCTGACGCTAAAAATAGAAATGGACGTGTCTATGAAAAAAGCATATTAGAATCAGCTGTTGCAAAATATGTAAAAGATCAAGTAAGTACTGGAAGAGCTGTTGGGGAATTAAACCACCCTGAAGGTCCTTCTATTAACTTAGATAAAGTTTCACACAAAATTACTGAACTTCGTTTTGAAGGCAGTAATGTTGTAGGAAAAGCATCAATCCTTAATACCCCTATGGGCAATATCGTAACTGGTTTGTTAGAAGGTGGAGTTAAGCTTGGTGTATCAAGTCGTGGTATGGGAAGTCTTGTGCAAAAGAATGGCGCTATGTATGTGAAAGATGACTTTATGTTGTCTACTATAGATATCGTTCAAGACCCTTCAGCTCCAGAGGCATTTGTCAATGGAATTATGGAAGGTGTTGATTGGGTATGGAATAATGGTGTACTTTGCCCACAAGAAGTTGAAAAAATTGAGACTGAAATCAAGGAAGCTCGAGGTATGCGTTCGTCGGATATTGAGATTAAAGCTTTTAAGAATTTCCTCTCTAAACTTGTAAATTCTTAATAGGAGAATAAATTATGTCTAATGACGAAATGAAAAATGATTTAGTCGAAGACGTATCAGAAACTGAAGAGCTTACTACCGAGGAGCTCGTTGAAGACGAACAAGTTCAAGACGAAGAAATCGTAGAAGCTAGTGATGACGCTAAGGATGAGGATGAAGACGAAGAGGAAGAAGTTGAGGAGTCTGCAGATGATGAAGACGACGAAGACGAAGAGCCTGTAGTTGAAATGCCGAAAACCAAAGCTGCTATTATGGCATCAGTAAATGATATGTTGAAGAAATCAAAAAAAGAAGGTGCACAGAAAATCTATGCTCAAGTATATAAAGTAATCAATGCTCCAGACGTTGAAGCCCCCAAAGTAGCCAAGGAAGATGTCGATGTTGACGTTAGCCACATTGACTACCAAGAGGACTTAGATGGTTTGGTTGCTGAAGAAGCTACTTTATCTGACGGATTCCAAGCGAAAGCCGGAATTATTTTTGAAGCTGCTTTGAAGTCCAAAGTAAGTGCAGAAATTGAGAGATTAGAGTCTGAGTACGTTCAAAACCTTGAAGAAGAAGTAACTGAAATCAAGTCCGAGCTAGTAGAAAAGGTAGATTCATACCTCAACTACGTGGTTGGTAACTGGATGGATGAAAATAAAGTAGCAGTTGAAACTGGTCTTAGGACTGAAATTGCTGAAGACTTTATGACTTCTCTACAATCAGTGTTCAAAGAACATTATATCGAGATTCCAGAAGGTAAAGTTGACATGGTCGACGAATTAGCCGAGCAAGTTGCTGAACTGGAAGAGTCTCTAAATAAATCAGTTGAAGAGAATATCGCACTTACTGAGTCTGTTTCCGGATTGGAAAGAGCTGAGATTGTACGAAATGCTTCTTCTGGGCTAGCATTGACTGAAGCTGAAAAGCTTGCATCTTTGGTAGAAGATATTGATTTTGATACAGCAGAATCTTTCGAAATGAAAGTTAATGTTGTTAAAGAATCATACTTCAAATCTGAAGCTCAAGAATCAGTAGATGAAGCTCAAAAATTGGTTGGTACTGACGAAGTTACGGCTGACATCAGTGAATCTATGGCTAGATATGCATCAGCTATCTCAAAATACAAAACAGTCTAAATAGGAGAAACTTAAATGTTTAATGCAGACAAAAACTTAATGGAAAAGTGGAGCCCGGTACTCGAGCACACAGATGTTCCAACAATTCAAGATAGTCACAAAGCAGCAGTAACTGCTAGACTATTGGAAAACCAAGAAATCGCTGCTCGTGAAGAGCACATTGCTAAGTCAAACACCTTCCTTGGGGAAGATGCTCCGGCTAACTCAACTGGTAACTCTGTTGCTGGTTTTAATCCCGTTCTTATCTCTTTGGTAAGACGTGCAATGCCTAACCTTATCGCTTATGATATCGCTGGTGTTCAACCTATGACTGGTCCTACTGGTCTAATCTTTGCTATGAAGAGCAAGTACAGCACTCAAGGTGGTACTGAAGCTTTGCATGATGAAGCTAATACTGCTTTCTCTGGCTTGTCTAGTGTTACTCAAGAAGCTGGTCCTTCTGGTCTAGAATCTGCAGCCGATGATGGTGATGGTTCTTTGGCAACTGGCGAAACTTCTGGCGAAATCGTTTCCGATTATGCTGGTGGTCTTAGTACTGCTGCTTCTGAAGCATTGGGTACTGGCGGTTCAGGTGGTTCATTCGGTGAAATGGCATTCTCAATCGAGAAAGCTACAGTAACTGCTAAGTCAAGAGCTCTTAAAGCTGAATATACTATGGAACTTGCTCAAGATCTTAAAGCAATCCACGGTCTAGACGCTGAAGGCGAACTTGCTACTATTCTTTCTTCTGAAATCCTTGCGGAAATCAACAGAGAAATAGTTAGAACTGTAAACCGTACTGCTAAGCTAGGCGCTCTTCAGGCTTCTGCTACTGTTAAAGGTATCTTTAATATGGATACTGATTCAGACGGTCGTTGGTTGGCTGAGAAGGCTAAAGGTTTGATCGTACAGATCGAAAGAGAAGCTAATGTTATCGCTAAAGAGACTCGTAGAGGCAAAGGTAACTATGTTATCTGTTCTTCTGACGTAGGTTCTGTACTTGCTGCTTCTGGCATGCTTGATTACAGCCCCGCTCTTGCTACTAACCTTAACGTAGACGATACTGGTAATACTTTTGCTGGTGTTCTTAACGGTAAGTTTAAAGTATATGTTGATCCATATGCAACTGGCGACTACGTTTGTGTTGGTTATAGAGGAACTACTCCATATGATGCAGGTGTATTCTACTGCCCATACGTTCCTTTGACTATGGTTAAAGCAATTGGTGAAGAAGACTTCCAGCCTAGAATCGGCTTTAAGACTCGCTACGGTATGGTTGCAAATCCATTCGTTGCTACTGATGGTACTGTTGGCGCTGATCGTGCTAACCCGTACTTCCGTATCTTCCGTGTTGACGGAATCATGGCTAGTGCTTAATCTTTAATTAGGTTAATCTTAAAGGGTCCTTCGGGGCCCTTTTTTTATGTGTATAAATAAGTATATACAAAGATGATGTACTGCGTAATAAGTAAAATTTTAGGAGTAAGCCGGCCATGGATGGCACATTCTAACATTTAAAGAGTATAAATAGATATATGACTACAGCAAATAAAAACTTTTTAAGCCCAGTGGGTTTTCAATTTAAAATCGATTCTACACAGTATTCTAATGTTGAATATTTTTGTACATCAGTAACGCTTCCAGATTTATCTTTATCAGAAGTACCCACGCCATATAAGACATCTAATATGGGAATGACTGGTGATAGAATTTCTTTTGGAGATCTTTCGATTCGATTTAATATAACAGAAGATATGGAAAACTATATCGAAATGTTTAATTGGATGCATAATATAATTCAAAAGGGAGAGTCATTTAAATCAGATGCTACTCTTTCTATATTGAGTAGTCATAACAACGTAACAAAGGAAGTAACATTCAAAGATTGCTTTCCAACTAGTTTAGCGGCTGTTGAATTTTCGACACAACAAACTGACATTGAATACTTACAAGCTGACGTAACATTTAAATATACGTACTTCGAAGTAAATTAGTATACACTAAGTACATATTAAAGTGTACCTTTGTACGCCATATAAATAATTTTATACCATGGAGATATAATGAATAGCCTAGAAACAATACTTGAAATGTGGAAGAAAGATTCGGTAATTGATCAGCTCGAATTAGATAAATCAGCTCGAGATTCTGCAAAGCTTCATTCGAAGTACTTAGAACTATACTCAGTTAATAAATTAAGATTCAAGAAATTAGACCTTGAGTTTAAAGTATTATTGAGAGATAAATTTATGCATTACAATGGTAAACTTACCCAAGTCGAATTAGACGCTAAAGGTTGGTCATATGATCCATTGAATGGACTTACTGTATTAAAAGGTGATATGGACAAATGGTATGATGCTGATCCGTTGATTCAAGAACATCAAGCTAAAATGCATTATACTCAAGAACTGATAGACACATTGAAAGAGATAATGGAAAATGTCAAGTGGCGTCATCAGAATATTAAAAATATTATTGAATGGAACAAATTCACTAGCGGGATGTAATGGAAAAAATTATAGTTAAAAAGAAGAATGAAGTCTTCCTCCATGTTGTGACCGAACCGGGGATAGAGATGGAATTGACTGAGCACTTTTGTTTCTTTGTTCCAGGGTATAAGTTCATGCCTGCATACAAAAATCGCATGTGGGATGGCAAAATACGCCTATTCGACTTAAGAAAGAAGGTGATATATGGTGG